ACGCCTTCTCGTGGCGCTGATAAATTTACCCGTATGAACGCCTGTGCTCCTGTGTTTGAATCTGGTATGGTGTACAGGCCTGATATGAACTTTGCTGAAGAAGTCGTTGAGGAATGTGCGGCATTTCCTAACGGCGAACATGATGACTTGGCGGATTCGATGACACAGGCTATACTAAGGTTCAGACAGGGTGGATTTATTGTTACTCCCTCTGACTATGATGAAGATGATTACAGAGAGTTTCGTAGGAAACGGGAGTATTACTAATGGCTGGATGTGGTTCAAAACCTAAGAAGATGGAAAAGGGCGGCCCTGCTGCGCCCATTATGTCTGATGAAGTTAAAGAGATTCGCAAGAAGAAGCGTAAAGAGCGTAACGCAAGCCGCGAGCGCACTGAGATGCCTTCAAAGAAAATGCGCGAAGATATGGCTAAAGGTTACAAAAACGGTGGCTGCGTGATGTCTGGTCGCGGTGGTAAGTTCAAGGGGATTTCATAATGGCACCTAAAGCTCCTAAAAAGCCTAAAAAGAAAAGCGATATAAAGAAAACATCTGCCGCTATGGACGCTATGGTGGCTATTGCTCCTCATCTTCAGGATATTATCAATTACGGTGTTCACGGCACTGCTGCGGCTGGTGCAGGGGCATTAGGTTATATGGGAAACAAAGCTCGAAAGATGAGAAAAAGGCATGATAAGGAGTTAAAAGAGATGGGATATGAAAAAGGCGGCGAAGCGGTTCCAAAGAAATTTAAGGGCTTTTCTAAGCTTCCCGAAGCTGTTCAGCAAAACATGGACTCTGGACTTGCTAATAAGTATAGGTACGGCGGTGAAGCTCGTAATTCAGGCTCGCAAGGCTCTTGCCGTGGCATGGGTTCTGCTATGCGTGGTGGCTCTTTTAGTGGTGTGAAGTAATGGAAAAGATTGACGGCCTTACGCCGCGTCAAATTCTTATTAAGGGTACTACGCAGGGCGTTGGCAGTCTTACCAATGCTCAGTATGGCAATTACACCCTCCAGATTGACAATCAAAACAAGGGTGAGCCGAATTACAAAAAGAAGCCGCGCAAATATGCTTCTGGTGGTGCAGTTCGTGGTTACGGTGCGGCAACCTCTGGCACAGGGTTTAAGGGGATATTCTAATGTCTGTTATCCGTATTGAAATCGACATGAATAGCATTGAGGACATGATTCCCGGCTACGGCGATGGGGATGATGATAACTTTGTATGCCCTATAGCCACGCAAGACGAAAGCATCAATGAAGAAAACAAACAGGTCGCTGTAGATGAGTATTCTTACGGCCCAGCCACAGCAACATGGGAAAACAAGAACGCGCGTTGCGGCACTTGCCAGTATTTTAACCTACAGTCATCTATGTTGAATTGCATCTCTGAGGGCTTGGGCTTAGAAGAAGGCGTGGGTTATTGTGAAAAGCTGCACTTCGCCTGCTCTATGGAGAAGATTTGCAATCTGTGGGAGCAGGGCGTTCCTAAAACAGATGGTGATTTAGATGATTATCCTTCAGATATGGGGAACCAGAAGGACATTATGTAATGGACACAAAAGACCGTATTTTAGAGCCATTTGACTTTAAAAAGTCACCTAGTATGAGCAGCCAAATGTTTGAGGCTGCTCCTGGTGTTTTTGGTGATAAAGACGGCGTTGGACCTTTGCAGTCTATAAACAGGGTTATGATTGGCGGCCCTGTTGATATTTTTGACTTTATTGGTCGCGCTAGTGAAGCTGGGCTTCGCGGTGCAGCAGAAGTCGCTGGCGAAGGCTATGAAGCATTAGGCGGTGGGCAAGGTATGTCGGAGCGCTTGAAGCGAGACATGTACGGGTTGGGTCAGATTGGTGGATTAATGGCAGGGGCAAGCCCTTCGTCCTTGTCTAGCGCGAGGGTACCCTCCACTCGCCGCGCTGCCCCATCTGACTCAACGCCTTCTGAGGGCATTATGATGGCGCTTGAAGGGCCGCCAAAGCCTGCTGGCTTATTGCCTTCTCCAAAGCCCAAAAAGGCTCTAGAGGGTGAGATTGTATCAGGGCCTTCTGATGTCTTTCTTCAGGCTCAAGCTAAAAGAGACAAAGCAATCTCTAAGCAAGGCAGGGAGGTCTATCAGGAAGAGATGGATTATATGGGCCTAGAGGACTCTTTTCAGACAATTAAGAATGATATAGATGAAGGTTTTGTCGGCGCGGCTGACAGAGGTTTCGAGCCTATGGATGTAGACGGTTTCTTTGACACATTTCAAGACCGCGTTATGTATGAACGCATGAAGGCTGAAGGTCGCGGTCAAACTCCGAATATGGGTGAGATTATTGCCAAGGAGCTGCCTGAAACAATAAATGACTTTGAACGCAGTTTTGGTTTGTTTGTCGACCCTACTGATATGGTAAACAAGATTGCTAAAACTGCTGATGATGCTTATGATTTTGGTGTAGGCAAAGCAAAGAAGCGCATGGATGACGCTGAAGCCAACAGAAGAGGTTTAGAGGCTCAGAGAAATATGGCGCGTGCTAGAAACGAGCAGCGCGACTACTATAGAAGTATGGGCATTACTGACGATATGACAGATGAGCAAGTAAGAGATATACTGTACGAGCGTCAAATGGGGGCGCAGCGTGATTTAGCTGGTGCTGGCATACCAGAGCCGAAACCAGAGGGCCCGAATTTGCGCGTTGTTATTAATAATGAGGACTTAGACTAATGGCAGTTGAAAAAGGTATAGGTTCAGGCGGCGATAATGTAGTGCCGATGAATCCGCAAGAGCAGGCTGAAATTGATGTCATAGAAATGGCAGCCGAGCCGGGTCAAGTTTCTATGGATGACGGCTCTGTTATTGTTGGAGACATATCTGAAGATATGATGATGACAGAGGTGCCATTAGAAATACCTTTTGGCGATAACTTGGTCGAATATATGGACGAAGCAGACGCGATGTCTATTGCCTCTGATTTGGTTGGCGACATTGAAGATGATTTATCTTCTCGTGAAGATTGGGAAGATACATATAAGCGCGGCATCGACTTGCTTGGCATGAAGTATGAAGAGCGCTCTCAGCCATTTGAAGGCGCTTCTGGTGTTGTGCATCCTTTGCTTGCTGAGTCAGTCACACAGTTTCAAGCGCAGGCTTATCGTGAGCTATTGCCTGCTGGCGGCCCTGTTCGCACACAAATCATTGGTGATGAGAACAAGGATGTTCTAGCGCAGGCTGACCGCGTTAAGAACTACATGAATTACCAGATTACCTATGAGATGGAAGAGTACGACCCTGAGTTAGACCAGATGTTGTTCTATCTTCCGTTGATAGGGAGCACATTTAAGAAGATTTACTTCGACCCTTTGTTACAAAGGGCGGTGTCTAAGTTTGTTCATGCTGAAGATTTAGTCGTTCCCTATACAGCTACAGACTTAGCATCGTCTACTCGCATTACGCATGTAGTGAAGATGGACAGCAACGAAGTTCGCAAGCTTCAGCTAACTGGCTTCTATGCTGACGTTGATTTGCCGGGCGAAGGCTACGGCGAGAGCGATTATTCAGATGTTCAGGAAACTATTGATGATGTTCAGGGGATTTCCCCTTCAGGCACCAATGAAGATATTACTTTATACGAGGTGCATACAAACTTAGATTTGCCTGGCTTTGAAGATTTAGACCCTAATGGTGAAGAAACTGGCTTAAAGCTGCCATATATTGTTACCATCATAGAAAAGAACAACAAGGTATTGTCTATCCGCCGTAATTACGAGCAGACAGACCCATTGCGCCGTGCCAAGCCTTACTTTGTGCATTATAAATTCTTGCCCGGTTTGGGCTTCTACGGCTTTGGCCTAACGCATATGATTGGCGGCCTGTCTTTAGCGGCAACAAGCCTGTTACGACAGCTTATTGATGCTGGAACATTGGCAAATCTACCCGCAGGGTTTAAGTCGCGTGGTGCTCGTATTCGTGACGAGGATGAGCCACTAAGTCCGGGAGAATTCCGTGATATTGATGTCGCGGGTCAGGATATTCGTCAATCTTTGATGACGCTGCCGTTTAAAGAGCCTTCACAGACGCTCTACGCGCTTCTAGGAACCCTTGTTGACTCTGGGCGTAGGTTTGCGTCTATGGCTGACATGAAGGTAGCTGAGATGGGCGGAGAAACGCCTGTAGGGACTACTATGGCTATTATGGAGCGCGGCACAAAGGTTATGTCCGCTATCCATAAGCGCTTGCATTACTCTCAGAAGATGGAATTCAAGCTTCTGGCTAATGTTTTTGGTAGGTTTATGGCTCCGATGTATCCATATGCGATACCGGGCGCACCACCTGAAATAAAGGTAACAGACTTCGATGACCGCATTGACGTTGTTCCAGTTTCAGACCCAAATATTTTCTCTATGTCACAGCGTATTGCTTTGGCGCAGACAGAATTACAGTTAGTTCAATCAAACCCTGAAATTCATGGGAATGAACAGGGTTTATATCAAGCGTACAGAAAAATGTACGAAGCATTAGGAGTTACAAATGTTGATTCCATACTCCCTCCACCACCTGTGCCTCAACCTACAAATCCGGCTAAGGAGAATCAGGAAGCTATGCGCGGCAAGCCTTTACAAGCTTTCCCAGACCAGAATCATCAGGCGCATATCGAGGCGCACCTCGCAATTATTGCAACACCTGTGGCACAGGCTAACGCAGCTATAGTGATGACGTTGCAAGGCCATATCCAAGAGCATCTTGGGTTTATGGCGGAAGCTATGGCGCAACAAGAGATTATGGAACAGCTTTCACCAGAAGAGCAGATGCAAATCCAGGCTTCTCAGGAAGGCATGATGGCTATGCAGACAGAAGTTGCATCTCGCGCTGCTGAGCTTGTTGGAGAGCTTAGCGAGCAGTATGCACAGGCTGTAACGCCGCCACAGCAAACTGACCCGCTTGTGGCAATTCGTCAGCAAGAGCTTGCTTTGCGTGAGGCTGACATCCAGCGCAGAGCGAAAGAGGCTGATGACAGAAATCAGCTTGACCGCGAGAAGGAAATGAATGACCAGATGGAAGCTGCGGCTCGCATCAACATTCAGAAAGAGGCTCTGGATGAAAAAACCAGAGTTGCAGAAGAGCGCATTCAAACGCAGAGGGATATTGCGGCGCTTAACAATATGACGAAAGGGCAATAAAATGTCAGCAAGTTCATTAAACCGCAAAGTTGCGGAAGTACAAAAAGCCAAGAAAGTGGAGCGTAGAAATGCCGCTATTAAAAGGTACGAGTCAGAAGACGATATCATCAAACATATCGAAGTTGAAGAGCGAGGGGTACCCGCAGAGGCAAGCGGTAGCGATAGCCCTGAACCAATCAAAGCCGAAGTCAAAAAAGCAAAGCCCAAAAAGGCCGCAAGCCCTAAGAAAGGGCGGAGTAGTAAAAGGATTTTCTCCAATAGCTAGGCCACAGAGATTTCAAGGTGTGTTCTAATGAGCGCGGAAGAAGTAGCAAGAAAAATGCTGGAGTTACGCATTCTGCCTCGGTTTATGATGCTTTGCATGACAGGTGTTTACATTAGATGCATTGAATGGGCGCTTAGCCAGCCAGATTTAACAACACAGCAGGCTTCGCTAATTTCAGTGGTAACTGGTGCCATGACAGGTTCGCTAGCCGTTTGGTTAAATAGCGAGAAAGATTGATGCCTATAGAGCTTCAGTATTGGTTAGTGTTTATGGTTACGCTAAATACATTTATAAATGTGATTGTATTCTTTAGGCACAGGTTCAAAGGCAATGCCAAGAGTTAGCGAAAATACTGAGGTTTCTCTTCCGCTGCGAAATATCATCAGCATGATTGCGGGTGCATCTGTAGCCACATGGGCGTATTTTGGCATTATTGAGCGCTTGAACCAGATTGAAACCAATCAAACCATGATGCAGTCTGACGTTGTACAAAACACAGACTTTCGTATTAAGTGGCCTCGCGGTGAGATGGGTTCTCTGCCAGCCGATTCAGAACAATTTATGCTAATAGAGCATATCGCGGGAGAGCTAGAGAAACTGGCGACAGAGATAGAAGAGGGGCGTGCGCCTTACGACCAACAACAAAAGCTAACGCTAGAGTTTTATGAAAAACGCATATCCAATTTAGAAGAACGTATAGAGGCGCTTCGAAATGGTGACTGAAATTACATTTGTTTTGCTATTGATGGTGTCAGGGGCGCGTTTGGAGTTCACGCCGTATGACAGCCTTTCTAAGTGTCTTTCCACTAAGCGCAAGATTGAAAGAAACGTAGGCCGTTATCAAAGGGACTTTAACGAGAGATGGACTTGCAAAGAGATGACGGTTAAAATGCAAAACGGGGCTATACTAGAAATAGTTGATTGATGGAGGGTTTGTTTGGAGTAGAAAATGGACCCAGCATCCGCGATAGCCATAGCAACAGCGAGCTTTGGCGCTCTTAAAAAAGGTTTTTCTCTTTCTAAAGATGTCTACGCTATGGCGGGCGACATTGGCAAATTTATGGACGCGATTGATTCTGTAAAAAACGTCCATAAAGAAGAAAAGAAAAAGTATGGCAGCGTTGGCGAAGAGGCTTTAAAAAGTTTTGTTGCTCATAAAAAAGCTCAAGAGATGGAAAATGAGCTTAGAAACTTCTTAATTGGTAATTATGGGCTTAATGCTTGGCAAGATGTGCTGAGAATACAGGCTCAAATAAGAAAAGAGCGAATAGCTATGCGTGAAAAGAAGCGTAGACAAATAAAACAGGCGATAGAAATAGCTTTTATAGCTCTTTCCAGTGCGGTAGGTTTACTTAGTATATATTTGTTTGCTATGTATTTAAAATCGTAGGAGGGTATCATGTTACAGGCTTTAATAGGGCCAGCTACAGAGCTGATTGGTAAATTTGTTGAAGACAAAGACCAAAAAAATAAGTTGGCGCATGAAATCGCCACTATGGCAGAAAAACATGCTCAAGAGCTGGCGAAAGGCCAAATGGCTGTTAACGCTGAAGAGGCAAAACACCGAAACATCTTTGTAGCTGGCTGGCGCCCCTTTATTGG